GGAACTACAGCGGCAGCAGGTAGCTTTACTACATTAGCATCAAGTGGTGGAATCACAGGTAACTTAACTGGTGATGTAACTGGTACAGCAGACGACGCAGATGCAGTTAACCTAGTAGCTACAAACACAACTGACGCTACACACTTTATTATGTTTGCTGAAGCCGCAACTGGTGCAGAAGAAGCTAGAACTGACACAGGTCTAACTTTTAACCCATCCAGTGATACACTAACAGCAACAACCTTTAGTGGTGCTTTAAGTGGTAATGCTACAACAGCAAGTGCTTGGCAAACAGCACGTACAATTACACTAGGTGGTGACCTAAGTGGTAGTGTAAGCGTTGATGGTAGTGCTGATATAACACTAACAGCAACTATTGCCGCTGACAGTATTGCACTAGGTACAGATACTACAGGCAACTATGTTGAAAGTATTACAAACGGCAGTTATATCACTGGTGGTGACGGCGGTAGCGAAAGTGCCGCACTAACACTAGCAGTTGATGCAACAGATCAAAATACAGCAAGCAAAGTTGTTGCTCGTGATGCTAGCGGAGACTTTGCCGCAGGTACAATCACAGCAGATCTAACTGGTGATGTAACAGGTGACCTAACTGGTAACGTAACATCAGCAGGCACAAGCTCATTTGCTGATATTACAATTAGCGGTGATTTAACAGGTAACAGTGCTGGTGCCGCAGGGTCAGACATTCTTTGGTCAGGTGACACAACAGCAGGCTTGTTCCGTGTTGTATCAAGTGCAACATATGACACAGTTGTTATCGGTGGTGACGGCACAGCAGGTGATCTAGTAACAGAGGCAAGACTACACATTGTTGGTACTGATTCGATGATCATTCCAAAAGGCTCTACTGGCGAACGTCCAACAACTGCCGTACAAGGTATGATGCGATATAACAGTACAAATGGTGCCGCAGAAATATATACAGGCGCACAATGGTCAAACCTAGCTGGTGACTTTACAATTATTACAGCAGATAGTTTTAACGGTGATGATACTACAACAGCATTTACACTAAGTGAAACAACAACAACTGCCGCAGTAATGGTTAGCATCAACGGTGTTATACAGATTCCAACAACTGCATACAGTGTTAGCGGAACTACACTAACGTTTACTGAAGCACCAGCAACAGGCGACGTTGTTGATGCACGTATTATTACTACAACAAGTTCACTAGACGGTCTTGCGAGTGGTAACGGTTATATGAAGATTGAGCCAACAAACGGCGCACTCAACATTTACACTGGTACAAGCTCAGGTACAATTACAAGCTACTATGACACAGACGGTGCGTTTGTTGAAGCTAAGACAGGCGTAAGTGTTGGAACAAGTGCTACAACAGTTGTAAGTTTTGCAACTGCAGACTACAGAAGTGCCAAGTTTATTGTACAGGCAACCAACGGTACAGATTATCAAGTAGACGAACTACTAGTAATCCACGATGGTACAACTGCTACAATGACACAATATGGCCAAACAGTTGCAGACGGAACAACAGCGTTTATGACATACAGCGTCACAATTAGTGGCGGTGACGTACTACTACAAGGTACAGGCGACAGCGGAACTTCAACAGTAAGAGCTGCCAAGCATTACATCGTAGTATAATAAAATAAGGGGAGGGGAATAACTCCTCCCCCATTTGCTAGAAGGGAGATATGGAACTATGGCAAATAGTAATTTCGTAGTAAAGAACGGTCTTACCGTTGGAGCATTATCAATTGATGCCGCAACAGGTAACATCACAACATCAGGTACCATTAGTGGTGACCTAGCAACAACAAGTATCGCTAAAAACGATACCAGTCTTGCTCTAAACGACACTGGCACAGGCAGTGACGTTGCTGTTACTATTGACGGCACAGAAATTTTTACAGTTACCAGTGACGGTATTATACCAAGTGTTGATTCCGACGGGTCAACAGGTTTTTCATTAGGTAGTGCATCTTTTGCATGGAAAGACGTTTATGTGTCCTCAGGATCACTTTACGTTAACGGTCAAAAGGTTTTACAAGACGATTCAGGTACAATCGTTGTTAGTGCTGACTCTGACCAAAACCTAAGTCTTCAAACATCAGGTTCAGGTAATGTTGAATTTGATCCAACAGGTTCAGGTCTTATTTCATTAAAAGGTACTGTACAAATTGAAGCAGGTAACAATGTTACATCAAGCGATGGCAATGCTATTAGTTTCTCAAACAGCATTGACGTTGATGCTATTGAAAGCCGTTCAACAGATACAAACTTGACACTAACAGCTAACGGCACTGGTGTAGTTTACATCAACGATGGATTAACAGTTACAGGTACCATTAGTGGTACAGGTGCATCTACTAGCTTTGCTGATAATATCTTAGATCTAAATGCAGACCTTACTAGTGGTGCTCCAAGTGAGAACGGTGGTATTAGAATTCTACGTGGTGATAGTAATGCCGCAACATTGTTGTTCAACGAAACTTCGGATGTATGGCAGATCTTTGATGGCACAAACACACATGATATTGTTGGTGCAGATGATACACAAACATTAACAAATAAAACATTAGCAAGTCCAACATTTACAGGTACAGCAACAGGTGCAAGTGCAACACTTAGCGGCAACCTAACAGTTAGCGGTGACCTAACAGTTTCAGGAACAACAACTACAGTTAATACTGAAACTATTAACCTAGCAGACAACGTTATCCTTATTAACTCTAATGCAACTGGTACTCCGTCAGAAAACGGCGGTATTGAAGTTGAGCGTGGTGATAGTTCAAACGTAAGTTTTGTTTGGGACGAAACAAATGATGAATGGACAACAAGTGCTGAAACACTTAAAACTGGTCACTTCCTACCAGAAACAGATGTTACATATGACTTGGGTTCAAGTTCGCTAAAATGGCGTGACCTATATCTAAGTGGTAGCACAATTAAACTTGGTAATGCTACAATTAGCGATAGTGGTGGAGCAATATCATCAAGTGGTGGTTTTAGTGGTAACGCTACAACAGCAAGTGCATGGGAAACAGCTCGTACACTAAGTCTAACAGGTGCTGTTACAGGTAGTGCAAGCATTGATGGTAGCGGCAACGTTTCCATTACAACAACTAATACAGCAGATCCAGTAATCACACTAACAGGCGACGTAACTGGTAGCGGTACAATGACCAACCTAGGTAGTGTATCATTTGCTACAACAATCGCCGCTAACTCAGTTGCACTAGGTACTGACACAACAGGTAACTATGTTGCCGCAGGTGCTACAAGTGGTAGTGGTATTAGTGGTAGCGTAAGCAGTGAAGGTGGTACATTCACAGTTACTTCTAACGCAACTAGCGCAAATACTGCAAGTACTATTGTATTCCGCGATGGTAGCGGTAACTTTAGTGCAGGGGTGATGACTGGTACATCAACTCAAGCACGTTACGCTGACTTAGCTGAAAACTATGTAGGTGATATAAAATATGAAGCAGGCACTGTAGTTGAATTTGGTGGTGCAGAAGAAGTCACAAAGGCTGCTCCTGGATCTCCAAGAATTGCAGGCGTTGTTTCTACTGCTCCTGGCTTCTTAATGAACACAGGCTTAACTGGTGCAACGGTAGTTGCTGTCGCATATACAGGTCGAGTTCCAACTAAGATCTTAGGTCCATGCCGCAAAGGGGACATTATGGTAGCTGGTCCAAACGGAACAGCAACAAGAGCTACAAGCGAACCAAAAGCAGGAATGATTATTGGTAAAGCACTAGCAAACTTTGATGGCAACAGTGGTGTAGTTGAAATCGCAGTTGGCAGATAATAACAACTAATATGCTAACAGAAAAGGGGCTTCGGCCCCTTTTCTTATTTGTATTAAAACAAATAAATACTGTATCTTAAGAGATTAACTGCGGAATTTTATAATGGCACTAACCAGACCTAGACAAAGTCAGCTACGAGATTCGGACTATAAGAATAGTTGTCGGGTAGTTACAGTTTCTAATATAACATTATCAGGCGGTGCGCCAACCACAGTAGACGGAGTGAATCTACAGGTATCAGATCGCATACTGGTTACTGCACAAACTGACGCAAGCGAAAATGGCGTTTATCTAGTAAACACAGTCGGTAGTGGAAGCGATGGAACTTGGCAACGTTCACTAGATTTTAATTCAAATGCAGTAGTTACTAGTGGTGCATTGATTCCTATTACAGAAGGAACTAGTTATTCTAACTCACTGTGGCGTTTGACTACAGCAGATCCTATTACAATTAATACCACTAATTTAACTTTTGTTAACAATATCCTGACAGAGATTGTTCAAGACACTACACCACAACTAGGTGGTAACTTAGATGGACAAGCATTTAATATCACAACAACTGGCACTGGCACATTTGGCACAATTACCGTTGGCACAGTATCATTTACCAGCGGTAACATATCTGGCGTTGACGAACTAAGAATTGATCAAAGTGGCACTGGTTTGCGTATGACAAATGTTGGTGCGTTTGATAATGATGGCAGTGACAACTTCCGTATTTTTGCTACCAATGATTTGAAAATTGCCGCTAATGGTGAAAACGGTACAGCTATTACTGTTGACGCAACAAATCAAGATGTTACAATCACAAACGATCTAATAGTAAGTGGTAACTTAACTGCTAGCGGAAACATAAACACTGACCCAACAGCAACCTCAGTTGGTACAAGTGCTACCTCTGTTGATACATTCAGCGCATCAACCTACAGAGGCGCAAAGTATTTGGTCACAGTAGCCAACAGCACAAACTTTGACATCATTGAAGCACTAGTAGTACACAATGGAACAACAGCAACTATAACAGTCTACGGCGAAGTATCCACTAACACATCTTTAGGCGATCTAACAACAGATATTAGCTCAGGAAATGTTAGATTACTTTACACAGGCGGCGCTACGGGCAACAGTGTAAAAGTTTTCGCTACATACATTACTTAACGGATACTGATAAATACATTATATAACCTATAAGGAGCTTGCTTAGAATGTATAAAATTGCACAAAAATTCCGCGCTACATACGAAGGTGAAGACGTTATCACTCGATTAGAATTCACCGGCGGAACAACAGAACGATCAACAGAATACGTTGCGAACAATGTGTTTAATAACTACCTTACAACTCAAGCAGTTGTGATTGGCAATGGCGATAGTGCAAACTTTAAAAATGGTAAGCTATTAGACAAGATTGCAAAACATAGAGGTGGCCTTCTAGCAAGTAACAAACTACAAACTTATGGTACTAATGAAACATGGCGTAATATTGAATGTGATTTTCTAGTAGCTATTAGTAATGAAAATGTTAAACCTATTGTTGATAGTGGATATTGCAAAACACACATTGTTTATAGCAATGCAGATATGGTATTAAAATATCCAGGCAAATTGTATTTAACACCACAAGATCCGCCATGGAACTCAGGTGCTATTGCCGCATACCTAGCCGCATTTGATGGACACAGTAAAGTGTTCTTACTAGGCATGGAAACAAATTCTAAAGAACGACCATTTTGGATTAAGAGTGCTCAAATAGTATTTGAAACTTATCCAGATACAGACTTTGTTTATATTACTGAAGAGGAAGATGGAGAATTTCCAAAAGAATGGGAATCACTAAGCAATCTTCGTCACATCAGTGTTTGGGACTTCATTAAGGAAGCTGACATCGGATAACTTCTGAACAGTTTCTAGTTTCTCAACTATACGATCAAACTTAAAACTACGCGATACCCCCGGATGTAATGGACGGGGGTATTTGTGTAAGTATACCCAGCAATAGCCGTCGTGTTCTTCGTTGAGAGTTGGAAGGAACTCTTGCTCTACTGTAACTAGATATGTGTAAAAGGTAAACTTTTTGTTGTCGCTGATAAAAGTTTCTAAAGGCACAATCTTCTTGATATCAATATTACCGATCTCTTCAACGATTTCTCTCTGAAGCCCTGTGACTGTGCTTTCTTGATTTTCAACTTTGCCGCCGGCAATACCCCAAGTATTACCGTACTTGCCCTCATCACTACGAAGTAAAAACAGATAGCGTTTGGTATCAATAGCGTAGATAACACATCCTGTTGCTACTAGATTACTATTCGCCACTCGCCTTCTCGATACAGACCTTCTACGCTTTTTGTCCATGTTTTTTCATGCCACTTATATTGTATGTTTGTATTTAAGTTTGTAACATACTCTGCGTCATTTTCTGTACTGGCATCGAATATAACACGCCAGCGTCCATCTCCTGGAGTGTATTCAATAATATCGTTAGCTCCTGCAATAAAGTTGCGGTTTTGTCCACCACCCCAAACGTCTGCACTTTCGGCATTATTTGCACTACCGATGCGACCTAGTGTAAGATAACGTACAGGCAATCCTTGCCTGGCAGCAGGTCTATTTTGCCCGGGTGCATAAGTATCATTTTCATCATACATTAGATTAATAATATTTTCATTGTAAGGATCGATTATACCATCAATACCACCTTCGATAGTATTTCCAGGAAAAGTGTCAACGTCTTTAGCTGTTATTAATAACTGAGTAACGTCTTGTGGATTATAACTAACATATAGCGTTGATTCATAAGTGCGTCCGATGTTGGTCAAACGAATCTCGGAAACTCCTGGATTAAGCTCACCATAATGATCTAACAATGATTGCCAATTCATTTTGTTTTTAAGGTCATCACCTAGTACTAGTTCGCCGTTTTCTTCTGCAACCGCTTCGTTACGAACAAGCGTAAGAGTATTTCCTGAGTAGATAATGCTATAACCATATGGCTCAACAATGCGTCTTGACAGATATGTTGTGTCGTCGATAATATCTGGTGATAGGTTTCCTTCGGCATCATATACACTTGCAATAGCTTTTTGAATAACACCTAAACGTTTGATATGAGCTGGCGGGCTGATCCAAATAGGTAATTCAAAACTCAAAGTGCTAACACTAATATCATTATTGCCACCAACAGGAACTGTTCTGCTATCCCAACGTGTTGAAGTTAATAGAACTGTGCTTAGGCTGGTCCAATCAATATAGTTGTCAGTACTTTGTATTTCTAAACTAGGATTAAACAGTGTAGCAATTTGTTCGATTATTTGAAGTTTTTGTTCTGTACTGCTAGTCCATATGTCTAGACTAAGTGTTAGTAAATATGGCACAGGCATATGACGTTCTACTGTGAAACTATCAAATTTTGATTCATCATATGTACCTGTTTCGTGATCTAGTCTATGTGAACGCAAATTCATTTTGCTTACATGATAAGGTTCTTGCATTCGACGTCGATCATATTGTAAATCTAAGATATACACACTCATTGCGGGAACAGATGTTAAACTGTTCTCGCTGTTGTTGCGAATAATTTGTGCGGCTTGTCTACTAGGATCACCATACATAACAGGAACACGCTGTATTGCTGTAGGACCAGTAGCGTTTTCACTGCCAAATTCTACATAAAAGTTACTGACCATACGAATGAACTGCTGAACAAATCTACGGATCTGTCCGTCATAGAAAAAGTTTTGATGTAATGTATCAGCCATTATTATCAGCCTTAGGAGTAAATGCTTTGCTTAGACTCTGTCTTGTAGGTAGTGTATTAGTAGAGTCTTCTGGATCAATATATGTACTATTATCACGTCTAAAGTTACTACGTTGTGTAGTGTTACTGTCTGTATTAGGTGTAAGTCCTGTTCGTTGTTTGTCCACTTGTTTAACCCATCTTGTACCATCGTATTTAAACAATCTATTAGGTAAGAAATCTATTCTTAAGAATAGGTCATTTACTGCTGGCCCGCTCGGGAACGCAATACCACTTCCAATATTGTTACCAAACACATCACCGGTTAAGTAACCAGTTAGTCTGATATCTTCGTTTTGTGATTCTGCGTCATTATTAGATGCACTAATATTTTCATCGTCAGCGGAAAATTGTGTATCATCTGCACTTGGTTCATCTTCTGGTTGTATTTCCAACTCTTTAAGCTCAAACAAGTGTTCAACATCATAACCACTCTTAGGCACTTCTGCTTCTGCTTGAGCAATTACAGCATCATTAATAGCGATAGTTTTGTCATAGGTACTTAGAACCTGTGCAATAGTTGTACTACTGTCTTCACTAATAGTAATTTTGTCAATGATGTCTTTGTATTCTTGTGCGTCAACTAATGGTTCAAATTTAACACGCCATAAATGAGGCCACCAACTTGGACTAAAACCTTCACTAGCAAAACTTGCATCTCCTGCAACATAATAGCGTTTTAGTGCGGCAGGAACATCTTCATCTAAACTATGAAAATCTTTTAAGTGAGGAAGTTCGATAACATCACCAGATACGATACGTCTGCCCATAGTTTTAACCATATCATTTAAATGAAATGTCATAATGATAGTGCCAGAACTTAGAAATATGCCAAACTGTGTTAGGTCAAAATCACTGTCACCGCGAGTGTAATGCCCACGTAGTTCGTATACAGAGTCGTCATACTTGCGATCTCTATTTTCTACCCAAAGTAAATCTTGAATATTCTGTTCGCTTTGGTTTAGGTATTGTGGCTGTGTTGCATCACCTTTGTCGCCTTGGTCTTTAGTGCCAATGTACTTGTGTAGATGTACACCAGTTCCGCCGACCGTAAACATTTCACGGATTCTTCCGTCCATGAACTTATAATCATTGGTGTGAGCACCATCTCTCCACAGGCTTAATCTAGGCATATTGTGCTACTTTCCTCGCTTTAGTGTTATTTATCGTAAGTCTTGCCCTGCTAAGTTATTGATTTTACACCAGAAATTTTTTCGGTTGACATACACTACCAATATGCTATAATAGTAACATGATTAAATATTGCTATCTGAGGAGATGATATGGCAGTAAAAGCAAAAACAAAATCGATTACAGCACCGAAACGCAAGACAAAACGTTCTGCTCCTAAGATTCGAAGAGGAGCTAAACTTGCTGAGCCAATTTGGGAAGGTGCGGCAGAATGGTCTGGTGAAGAGTTTCACCGTTTTCGTCGACGTGCAATTGACTTTTATTACCAAGAGTTCAAACCAGCAGATCTGATCCCGTACTTGTGGGAATGGATGAAGGCTAACGAATATACTGCTCGTGATATCAAAGCGGCAAAAGCGGCTCCTAATCATGGTGTGCCTGCTGTGGCGTGTAGCATTGCTCGTTGTTTAACTAATGGTATGCCCAATGTACATCCTGCTTGGAACACATACTGGGAAAGCCTTGACGGAACCTCAGGTACTCCAAGCGCCGCTAGTGATTATGTTCGAGAAGCTATTGCAAAGCTGATTAGTATTGGCGAGCCTCAGATTGCGGCTAAAGAAGCTGAAGAAGAACGTCAGGCTAAATTGAGCAAACAGATATACAAGCCTACTATTCAAGATCGTCTTGATGAAAAAGTGGATGAGATCTTAGGTGAGCTCGAAGGTCGTTATGATGCAGTAATCTTAAACGACAAAAAAGCCGCACCAGATGCATATAATCTGTTCAAAGCTGAAAAGCTACCTCAGGCACGTATTAGTCAAGTTGTAGAGTTTGCAACTCTACGCAAACAGCAACTAGCCGAAGAACAAGCCGCAGTAAAAGCAGGCGACGAACAAGCTAAAGAAGGTTATGCACACATGAAGCCGTCGGACTGGAAACGTCATATTGCTTGGTGGGACGTTCTTTTGCAAGAATGTGATGCATTTGCTCAACTCAAAAAGACTACACGTAAAGCAAGGATCAAAAAAAGCCCAAGCAAAGACAAGATGGTAGCGAAACTCAAGTTTAAGAAAGAAGATACTGATCTCAAGTTGGTTAGTGTCAATCCAACGGATATTGTCGGAGCCAACGAGCTTTGGGTTTACAATACCAAGACTCGCAAGTTGGGCAAGTATGTAGCCCTAAACGTTGATCCTAAAGGATTGGATCGTTCAGGTACTGGACTGACAGTTAAAGGCACAACTATAACGGGCTTCAAAGAGGACGAGAGTGTGCAAAAGACACTACGTAAACCTGCAGAGCAACTGTCTACATTCAACAAGAGTGGTAAAATTCAGCTACGCAAGTTTATGGACAGTATTCGCACTACAGAAACCAAACTTAACGGAAGGATCAACGCAGAGACGATGCTACTCAAAGTTCAGTAAGCCAACAATCCTGATAAATAGATAGTAAAGCAACTAGGATATAACATATGGCTACATTAAAAACTGGACTTAATGCAGACGGTACACTGATTGCAGATTCTTTATATGATCCTGTAACAAATACCGGAGCAGGAGAGATCGCATTTGATAGTAGTTCTCTACCAACAGCCAATGCTAAGAAGCACGAGATCGAAGACTACATACGTCTAAGATTGGGTGATGGAATGGTAGACGTTGAACTGGACAAAGAGCATTATGATCTTTCAGTTAACCAAGCCATAACAAAATACAGACAGCGTAGCTCAAACAGTGTTGAACAAAGCTATGCGTTTCTAAAACTAACAGCAGAGACCAGCGAGTACATCTTACCTAATGAGATTATGCAGGTGCGTCAGATCTATAGACGTGGTATTGGCAGTGTCACAGGTAATACAGCTACACAGTTTGAACCATTCTCAGCAGGTTACTTAAACACATACATGCTGGTT